CGGTTACCACTGTTCCGGGAATAGTTGGCAATGCTGCTACCTTGAGTACAGACCAGGGACCAGGTGGGCCGGCAATTGGAACCGTACGATTAAATTCAACGGGTCCCAATGTATATCAATTTAGGATTACCGGTGGCCAAACATCAGTAGCGTTATTACCGGTATATTGGTATCCATCGCTGCCCGTTATGGGAATTGATCAATATGAGATTGGTTCTATCAATAATCATCCGACATATGCCTTCGATCAACAATTCGCCTATTTATATACCAGCGCAGGATTTATACGATCGGGAACGGCAACGTTTAATGGTAGTAACCTAAATTTTTTTTGGGCATGTAACTGGCAAGGTATAGCCGGTGATCAAGTCATGTTTGTTACAAATTTTAATGCAACTACGGGAACCAGTAAGCCTTTAGCAACCGATGATCCTATGTGGTGGCTTGATGGTTCAACCTGGACGGCAATATCGGGATCGACAACCAATGGTTTCTTTTTCCTACCGGGTGGCGCAGCTGTTTATACCGGACCCTTTATTCAAACAGCGCGTATTATTGTTGCTTTTAAGAATCGATTAGTTTTATTAAATACCATAGAGAATAATAATAATTCAGGAACTGGATCTGGTACGGCTACACAATATAAAAATCGCTGTCGTTTTTCATTCAATGGTAGTCCTTTTGCCGTTAATGCATGGTATGAGCCAAATCAAGTAGATTCCTCGGGCAATGCCGCTGCGGGAGCAGGGTATATTGACGCAACAACCGAAGAGGCAATAATATCTGCAGAATTCATCAAGGATAGACTTATTGTTTATTTTGAGCGATCTACGTGGGAATTAGTCTATACCCAGAATGAAGTACTTCCATTCATTTTTCAGAAATTAAACACTGAACTTGGAAGTCAATCTACATTCTCCACGGTGCCATTTGATAAGCATGTTCTTACTATTGGTAATACCGGAGTTCATGCTTGTAATGGTAGTAATGTAGCCCGCATAGACCAAAAAATACCTGATGAAATTTTTGAGTTCGAGACTAAAAATAATGCTACCCAGAGAATTTGTGGGATAAGAGACTACTTTGCAGAATTGGTATACTGGTCATTTGTGGCAGATTGGGCACAACCAACGCAAACATTTCCTACATCGATCTTAGTATATAATTATCAAAATGATAGCTGGGCATTGAATGATGACTGTTTTACGGCCTTTGGTTATTTTGAACAGCAAGCAGATATAACATGGGAATCTTCTGCTCCTCAGACATGGGAAAGTTTTGACGGGACGTGGATAAGTGGTGTTATTCAAGCACAACAACGCCAAATTCTTGCAGGAACCCCTGAAGGTTTTGTGCTTAAGTTAGATGTTGATGAGGCAAGAAATGCTCCATCAATGTACATAACAAATATAGATTATACCCTTGCAGCTTTGGGCACTCTTTCGTTAACTATTTACAATAGTAATCTCAGCCCAATACAGACCGAACTTCCTAACGATGAAGATTATGTCTGGATTGAAAATGTGGTTGCTGACACAGGAACCATGACCGCTCTTAATGGCAATATCTTTAAAGTATTAGCAATTAGTTTGGATGGAAATACCATAACTATAAATACCGTTCCCATAACTATGGGTAATTATCTTGGTGGGGGAACATGTGCCCGCGTTAATAACATTCAATTGCAATCAAAGGCATTCAATCCTTATGCCGATAAAGATATGAATGTGTATATTCATAAGATAGATTTTGCCGTACAAAAGACCGTAGCAGGTGCCATAGTTGTTGATTATAGAACTTCCTATGCTAATAATCTTATGCTTCATGATGCTGCGGCAACTAATACCATCATGGGTACAGGAATATTAGAAACCTATCCCTACAATCCTCTATTGTATCCACTTGAAACATATCAGTCGCTACTTTGGCATCCAATTTATCTTCAGTCTTCGGGTGAATTTATACAATTAATTATGTATTTTAGTGATTCCCAGATGACTAATGCCGCGATCGCGGGATCGGACTTTGAAATTCAAGCATTTTGTCTCTACACCTTAGCTGTTGGAAGGATGCAATAATGGCGACTTCTTCTAATTATGGTTCATTTGTTGAAACTAATTTTGTCTGGGAAATACAAGAGATTCAACAGGTCGATATTAACTCGCCAGAATTTAGACAGTTACTGGTAAGGCTATATCAGAATATTGGTAAAATGGCCCTCGTGTTAAATATTAAGGAAACTGGACAATATCCGACGCAAGAATTTGTAATTGGCAGTCAATATTTTCCTAATCCGGCCAACAATTCATCGACGGCGGCTTCGCCGGCATTGCGGCAGGAATTACGGAAAACTCTAAATTATACCTTGGCACTTCCAAATACCGGGACCGCAACTATTCCTCATGGAATAACCTGTACTAAGAAGACTTCTTTTACCGGAATTAAAGCGACAGCAAGTGATCAAACGGGCTTTAATTATATTCCAATCCCTTATGCTTCTCCTACGCTTGCAAATAATATTGAGTTGCGCGTTGATGCTACTAATGTATATATAATAACGGGATCAAATCGAAGCAATTTTACGCAGACCTATATTGAATTAAGATATCTACAAACTTAGGAGAAGTAATGGCATATACCGCGCAGCAACAACAATTATTTCAGCCATTCCAAAATGTAAATGGGAAAGGACTGCAACCATTAAAGCCTCAAAGCGGGTTTAATCAGTTCCTTTTTGGGCGCCCAGAATCATTCCAAAGAACACCAACACAAACGCCGCAAGGCATGGAGTTCTTAGAAAGTTTATTATCAGGTGCCAAAACTGGTTTGGAGAATCCTCAGGCGGGATTTGAGCCAATTGCAAATGAGGCGACACGGCAGTTCAATACACAAACAATTCCTGGCATTGCCGAACGATTTACCGCTGCCAATGGTCAACGCTCTTCCGCTTTTCAGGGGGCTTTGGGTGCTGCTGGTTCTGATCTACAATCTAGGCTAGCTGCTTTATCTTCCCAATATGGTCTCCAGAATCGCCAAGGTCTCTTGCAACAAGGCCAATTAGGCTTGACGCCACAATTCGAGACGCAGCATTATGAAGGAACTAACGGAGCTCTTCATTCTTTGTTAGCTGAGCTAATTCCTGGTTTACAGAATGCCGCTAAGAACTATGGTCAATTTTCTGGTAATTCATCAAATTCGAATACATCGAGCGGTATAGAATTGTTAAAGAAAATCCTTCCTTTATTAGTAGGAGCATAAGATGCCTATTCAACAATTGTCCCGTGGGGCAGGTGGTACGGATGCATTTGGACGTCTAGCTGGCCAAGGTATTGGAGGAACTTTATCAAATCTTATAGAAGGAAAAATAAAGCGACTCGGTGATAAGCAAAAAACAGATAATCTTCGCGGAGCATTTCCTAATCTTCCCGAAGAATCATTAAATTATTTGGCTAGTTTGCCTCCTAAAGAACAACTCCAGGTTCTGCAGGCTCAAGGAGACAATGAGTTCAAACTTGAAAACGTGTCGCCACAACAGAGACAAGAATTGGCCCAACTATTATCTCACCCAGAAGCGCTTCAAGCATTTAAACCAGAAGAGATCGAACGCCTTAAACAATTCTTATCGCCCCAACAAGCCCAGCAATTAGGGCAAGAAGAACAACCAATAATTCCATTTGCGGGTCAAATTCCATTTATTGAAAGAGAATCAAGCGGAGTGATTCCTGGATTAAATACATTAACATCTGCTGGACAAGGATTCCAGAAGGATCAAAATCGCGGCAATGAAATCCAGAGTTTTCCACAAAAAGGTAATGGAACTATGGGGCAAGCGGGTCCTTTTGAGAACACGCAAACCGAATCGTTCCCTTCATATAAGCCCAGAGGCCTAAATGTTGGCAATATTGGTAAGTCTTCGGGAGCAGAATCGGAACTAGCTCGTGAAAAACATGAACTCTCATTAAGAAAACAAGATTTTGAAGAGCAGAAAAGTTTAGATCCTTTCCTTACTGAAGAATCCAAAGAATATGCTGCACAAGAAGAAGTTGCTCGAATCGCTGAAGATATGCTTAAGACTCTTAGAAAAAATAAATCAAAATGGCCGGGAGCAGTTCCAGGATTTATATCCACGGTAACTAATGGCGCATTTATTCGGGATCCTGAGATTAGAAAATATATAGCGGATGCTGACAAGCTGATTATAGAACTTGGTCAAACACGAAAAGGTGTTCCGAGTAATTACAAATTAAAGCTGGAAGCTTTAGCAAAAGCAAATCTTAGCCAACCAGTTAAAACTCAAGAAGAAATATTACAATCCCTTATAGATAAAAAAGATCGCGTACAAGCTCGCCAAGAATTCATTGAAGAACAAAAAGATCAAAATGGAAATTATCCTCTTGATATTAAACGACGAACTTTGGAATATCGCAAGGCTATTAAGGCTCCCTTGAAGCATACTAAATTTTTTGAGAAATATTACGGGAACGGGACAATAATAGAAGATGATGGCGTCGAGTATGAACTGATTAAAGGTAAATGGGTAGAGGTATAATATGGCAACGATTATAAGAAAAGGAACTTCTGACTATGAAAATCAGAGAAATCCTATTAAATCGAAATCTAAGCCTCAATATGTACCAGAAGCAGAAGAAGAATCTTTGGGTGGTTATGCCTTAAGAAATTTAGCAAAAGTTCCGACGCTTGCGTATGAAATTGGGCGCACCGGTCTTGGATTGGGAAATCTTACAAATCTCGCGGCTCGTGAAACAGGATTATTTAATCAAAAACAGGCCAATAATGAATATAAACCTGGCACACCAGAACATTATTTGGAGTTTAAGAAAAGTTCTCCCCTTAACCGTCCTGAAGAATTGTTAAGAACCGTCTTACCGACTACTCAACAAGCTAACAAAGAAGCTCGTTCTATTGCTTCAAATTTTACTGCTAATCCCGATTATTACACCCAGCATAGACCTGAAGATTACTGGGCAGAAATCGCATTGACGTCATTGCCATTTTTAGCACGAGGAGCGGCACATGGCGCATCTAGTCTCGGCCGTTCTGCATTACAACAAGCAGGACTACTTGGTGGCTCAGAAATCGGAAGCCAATTAGGCGAAGCATTAGGGGAAACTATAGGAAAAGGCGAACTTGGAGCAACTATAGGAGGTATAGGCGGAGGAATTTTAGGCCATAAAGCGATTAATGCTTTGAGCAATAGGCCTTCGAAAGTTATTGCACCTAAGGTCCAATCGAAAAAAGATGAGATCTTAAATAAGCCTTTGAATGATATAGAAGAATATGGAAAAAGAATAAAACAATTAGAAGTAGAACGTGCTCCTTTATATAAGAATGCCGAACAACTAGAAGGTAAAGCTTTTGCAAATCCTTCATCATTGAGGCCAATTATTGATCAGGTAAATGAAAGACTCGAACTTGGTGTTGATCCCGCAGACTATTCGCGCGTAAATAAGATTCTTGCTCCTCTTGAAGCAGCCATTAACAAACAATCACTTTCTTTGAGCCAGGCCAAGAAGTTCCAAAAGAATTATAATGAGCAGATCTATGATCGGTCAGCCTCAAACGGATTTAAAAGCGTAATGCGTCCTGTTATCGATGGTTTGAACAATTTTATAGAACAAACAGGTTCCCCAGAACATACCTCCGCATGGAAACAAGCAGAGGCTGCACACAGAGAATTTGCCAATCTTAAAAAAAATCGCAAAGACTTTATAGCTGAAAAGAAACTCGAAGGCAAAAAGCTGAGAGAAGACTATGATGCAGCAACGAATAAATTCGATCAGTTAGTAAAAGATTTTTCAAAATCGAAGTATGGAGGCGCAAAGGCATCGATCGTTGGTCTTGGTGGTCTTGGCTATGCTTTGAAGAAGATATTTGGATTCGCACCGGCTGCAGCCATTACTGGTGCCGTGAAAGGCGTACAATTAATACGCAATGAAATGAGAATTGCTGCAGATGCTCTTAAAAATCATCCAGAAATTTATGCTGAGTATGCTAAACTCGCTGCCGAACTTCCTAAAATTGATAAAGTACGTTTGGTTACCATATTAAATGATTTGGGAAGGCAAACCCAAGATGTTATAGAACAAGAAAATAGTGAGGAGCCAGCACAAACTCGCGGTGTTAAAATAATAAAACGTGGACACAGCGCATAAATAGAGGCCACGGTGGCCTCTAAATAGCCTCAAAGGTCCATATATTTATCTTCTTCTTGGATTCTTTTAGTTATCGCAACCATTACCCATTTGGTCAATGTCCAATTGCGTAATAATGCTCGACCTTTTAGATTCTTAAGCAATTCTTCAGTCACATTGATATTAAGCCTTTTTATAAGGCTTTTTTTTGTTTTCATAGAGGCTCCTTATACTCATATACACTAAAAGTAGCAAATAACAGGATGTTTGCAACGTCTGGCATTCTTGCTTTTGTAAGAGCGGTTATTTAATTAATTCTCTTATAAAAGGTATACCATGCCTATTACTTCTAAAAACTTTCAAAGCAATTATGGATTTCCTAATCCTCTTGATAGCGGTGCTCCCGCGCCTATAGTTGCCAATCGTGATCCTAAAACTAATGATTTTGCTGATGTTGGTACTGTATGGGTTTATCCAGCCACTAAACAGTCATGGATTCTTGTTTCGACTGGTTCAGGAAATGCCCGATGGAACCTCATGGAAGCTGGCGGCACGAGTGGTGTATTTAGCACGTTGACTTCAGTCGATACAACAGCTTTAGCAACAGGAACCGATGGTTCTTCAAGCGCTAATACCTTTGGTAATACAAATGGCGCAACAAGTGTATCTATTGTTGTCGGTACCGGTGGATTCAGAGTCGATGGCGTTGCGTCTTCGTCTTATTCAATTGGTGGATCGACGACAACAGGAGCCATCACTATCGGAGGCAATACACAAACAGGTTCTATCAATATTGGTACAAGTTCTTCTTCACAAACAATCAACATAGCTGCGGGATCTGGCGCTCAAACAGTCAATATCGGAACTGCAGGAACGGGTGTGGTAGGTATAGGTAATGCCACTGGAGGCGTTGATTTATCAGGACTGGTAACACTTACTGGAACTCTGCAAGTTGAAGGTGGTGCATGGATATTTAGCGGAACTGGAAATCCAACGGTGGCTGCACCTCAAGGGTCTTTATATTTGAGAACTGATGCTACAACTACTACAAGCCGTCTTTGGATTAATACCAACGGTAGCACAGGTTGGACCTTCTTCACATCAAATGCTTAATTTCAAAGGATTATTATGAATCAATATGGATTAGTAGAACTGGTTGTTATTAAAGATCAAATGCCTTATCGAGTCTTAGTTCCCATGGGAAGACCATGGTCAGAAGCAAAAGAAGCATTACTTGAAATAATTGCTGATATTGATGCACATCTTAAAACTTTAGAAGATCAAAAGAATGAAGCTGTTGTTGAAGATTCTTCAGCCGCTTAAACAAGGGGAATATTATGGCATTTTACGTCGATATGCGCGCAGACTCGCTTAGATCGCTTGCATATACAGGAATAAGCGGCACCTATGCCCCTATTCCTGTTCCGGGAAGTAGTCCTCTTATTACTACGTTTACCCACCCAATGCGCATTATGATAGTACAGAATTTAACTAATTCGACGTTAACCTTTTCCTTTGATGGGATTAATGATCACTTTGTATTGCCATCTATTGGGCAATTGATTATGGATGTATCGAGTGATGAATTCCAGCAAAATGGATTTATTATCTCTGTTAATACTACGATGTCGGTAAAAGGTACCGCGACTTCCGGAGCTGTTTATGTTTCAGCATTCTACGCACGGGGGTCATAATGTCACAGATATCCGCACAATTGACTGCCGCCGAACTGGGCGCGGTCTTAACACTTACAGGCAATACTGGAGGCGCTGTAGCTCCTGATGGATCTGGTAATATTAACATTGTAGGATCGGGTGCTATTACGGTAACTGATAACCCAGGCACTAATAAATTAACTATTTCTGGAACCACTGATTCTTCATCATTTGTAACCAATTCTGGGACAGCTATTCCTGTGGCAGGGGTTCTGAACGTTTTAGACAGCCAGGGAACAGCTATTTTTTCCGGATCAGGTAACACAATTACACATACCTATGAAGATGGTAGCAGCAATCTGGTTTTAGGTGATATTAATGTTGGTCATTCCGGATCATTCAACACAGGTTTGGGTGCCGCAGTATTTGCCGATATTACTCTAGCAAATGGAAATACCTGTATTGGTTATGGAGCAGGACACGATCTAACAGTTGGCTCTTATAATACTATAGTAGGTTATGCACCTGAAACCCCAACGACGGGTTCATCTAACATTTATATTGGTAGTACCGTTAATGTTGGCGGTGGTAACGAAAGTAATACATGCCGTATTGGTTATCAAACCGGATCTGGCACTGCTCAAATTAATGCTACTTATATTTGTGGTATTGATGGTGTTAATGTCGGCTCAGTGGCAAAGGTGGTAACTGAAGCAGGTAACAAACTTGGAACTGCAGTCATAACAGCGGGCACAGGAGTTACTATAACACCCTCGGCCAATGTAATTACAATTGCTACTGCAGGATCTGTTTCTAATTCATTTGTAACTAATTCTGGGACAGCAGTCCCGGTTGCGGGCGTTCTTAATGTGCTCGACAGTCAGGGAACAGCCATATTTTCAGGGTCTGGAAACACTATAACGCATACCTATGTAGATTCTAATACCAACGTAATTTTGGGAACTACTAAATCTGCAGGGTTAACTGGATCTTTTAACGTAGGAATAGGAAGCGGCGTATTTCCAATTGCTACATCAGCGACAAGCAATTCGGCCTTTGGCAATGCTGCATTATCTGATATCACCAGCGGTGAACTCAATTGTGCTTTTGGAACCAATTGCATGACAGATCTTGCGACAGCCAATGAAAATTGTGCTTTCGGGGCAAATACTCTTAATGCGATAATTTCTGGTTCAAGTAACTGTGCGATGGGTGGCTCCGCGCTCAATGAAATAACAACAGGCGTGGGCAATTCATGTTTTGGGACCAATGCGGGTGAACATTTTGCTACATCAGATTCTTATAATATTTGTGTAGGCTATAATGTCACAGGAACTTCAGGTCAATCTAACGTGATGCGACTGGGAGCAACTTCTGGAACAGAAGCTATATCTGCTACGTATATTTCAGGTATCGCTGGTGTTAACGTTGGATCAGTGGCCACGGTGGTTACTGAAAGTGGAAACCAACTTGGTACGGCAGTAATAACTGCCGGTACAGGAATTACTATTACCCCATCGGCTAATGCAATAACCATTTCTACAACAACTGCAACTGATACTTGGTCAATAATAACCGCTAGTCAAACTGCCGCTGTGAATCAAGGCTATTTCTGCAATGCATCAGGAACTCTTGCGTTAGCATTACCTGCAGTTTCAGCGGTAGGCTCAATAATTGAAGTCACCAACGAAAATAATGCTGCCGGAATACAATTTACTCAAGCTGCTGGGCAACAAATATTTTTTGGTACTGCTTCTACAACATTGGGTGCCACTGGAACGCTTACTTCTACTGCATTAGGCGATTCGCTTAAAATGGTATGCGGAGTTGCTAATACGACATGGCGCGTTATTTCATCTATTGGAAATTGGACAGTTGCATAATTAAAGGAAATTAATGGCAACAATAAATTCTATAGGGTCTAATAAGCCTATACAAGTATCATTTGGTGGAACTGGGCAAGCTACGTTAACTAACCATGGTGTTCTTGTAGGTGCAGCAACAGCCGGATTAACGCAATTATCGGTTGGTACGAATGGCCAAGTTCTTCTGGGTGCTACCGGAGCTGATCCTGCATTTGCTACTCTAACTTCCACCGGCGGAACGATTTCTTATACTACCGGAGCAAATACATTAAATTTAGAAGCTGGTTTCGTAGGAATGGCGTGGACTGACGTCACTGGTACTTCTGCTTCATTAGCAGTAAATAATGGCTATGTAGCAGACAACGCTGGATTAGTTACACTAACATTGCCAGCTACTGCAGCTTTTGGAACTGTCATTCAAGTTCAAGGTAAAGGTTCAGGAGGTTGGGTAATAGCCCAAAATTCAGGCCAAACCATCCATTTTGGTAATGTTAATACAACAACCGGTGCCGGCGGAAGTCTAGCTTCAACTAATCTATATGATGGTCTTACATTGTTATGTATTACGGCAAATACAGATTTTGCAGTCCGGAGCGCTCAGGGCAATATTACTATAGTTTAGGAATATATATGGCAACGCAAAATGCAACGAATAGTGCCGCAATAATTATGACTACATTTACCAATAGCGGAACATGGACTAAAAATGTTCGAACTAATGTGGTTGATGTAATTGTATGGAATGGCGGACAAGGTGGCGCATCTGGTCGTCAGGGGGCTTCAGGATCAGCTGGCGGGGGTGGAGCAGGTCACAACTCAGGCACTTATAGTGCAATGACTCTTCCGGCTTCCGTTTTTGCATCTTCAGAAACCGTGACCATTGGACTTGGAGGAACTGGAGCATTAGGCCAAACTAGTTCGGGAACAAATGGTATTGCCGGAGTTGTTGGAGGCCAATCAACAGTTGGTAATATAGGATTTAGTGTTTTAGGCGTTGCTACTTTAGCCACAGGCGGAACGACAACTTCAGCAGCTGGCGGAACAGGATTTACTTCCACTAATACTAATACTGGTCTTTATACAACTACACTCATCGGTCCTTATGGAGGATTAACTTCAGTCAGTGCAGCTAGCGGTTCAAATACTACCGGAACAAATGCAACGAGCTCTTTTAGCAATTTTTGGTCACCTACTGGTGGAGGTGGTGGTTCTGGCGCGAATACAGGAACACCTCAACAGGCAGGGAATGGCGGCGCTTATTTAACCGCAGGAAACGGTACTCCAACAATTCTACTAGGTGGCGTTGGAGGAATTGAGGGTGGCTCTTCTATCAACGGTACTGATGGAAATCCTGGCTTAACTACGGGTGGTATATTCACTGGAGGTACCGGCGGTGGTGGTGGTGGCGGTCAGTCGTCTGGTGGATCCGCAGGTCATGGTGGGAATGGGGGCGCTCCTGGTGGCGGGGGAGGCGGCGGAGGCGGTAGCATCAATGGTACTACTTCCGGTGCTGGCGGTAATGGCGGTAAAGGTCAGATAATAATCATCGAATATCTCTAGGAGCACTATGGCAACAAATAATGCAACAAATAGTGCTGGAATTCTCATTACCACATTTACCAATAGCGGCACATGGACTAAAAACTCACGAACCACAGTAGTTGATGTAATCGTAAATAATGGAGGCCAAGGAGGCGCATCTGGTCGTCAGGGATTGACAGGACAAGCTAGTGGAGGAGGAGGCGGAGGAAACTCAGGAGGCTATCTATGGATGGCTCTCCCCGCTTCTGCTTTTGCATCTTCAGAAACCGTGACCATTGGAAATGGTGGGACAGGAGCATTAGGACAAACTTCTACGAGTACTAATGGAATTTCGGGCAGTTTGGGTGGTCAGAGTACTCTTGGGAATATCGGTTTTTCTGTAGCAAATTCATCATTAGCGATAGCATTAGGTGGCACTACTAGTATTGGAAATGGTGGGGTTGGATTGGCTTTTAATAGCACTAATCCCGGAGCTTTTGCTTTTGGTATAAATGGCATATTAGCTACATTTACTACTAGAACAGCAGGAAACGGATCTAACACGACGAGTTCCACTGCTGGACCATTACAATCTGAATATTGGCTAGGATCTATAGCAGCGGGGGGATCTGGCGCTAACGCCGTGACTGCACAGCAAGCGGGAAATGGCGCCTCTTATGTTATGATCGGCTCTAACTCATCAACAGTATACGTTGCTGGAGGAACTGGGGGAATTGAAGGTGGCTCTTCTATAAACGGTGGTAATGGTAATCCAGGAATAATTTCTCATGGTTTTTATGTTGCTGGAACCGGTGGTGGCGGCGGTGGCGGCCAGTCCATTGGTATAGTTGCCGGTAACGGTGGGGTCGGCGGGGCTCCCGGTGGTGGCGGCGGCGGCGGAGGTGGCAGTATCAATGGTACTACTTCCGGAGCAGGCGGCATGGGCGGTAAAGGTCAAGTAACGATCATAGAATATTTTTAGGAACTAATATGAGATATGCAGTAATCAATAATGATGGAATAGTCGTGAATGTAATTGAATGGGATGGCTTAACTAAATGGTCTCCGCCTTCTGGTTGTTTTGTCATCCAGAACGACTACTGCGATATGAATGATTTTTACGATAAATTTACTCAGAAGTTTACAAAAACAATTATCATATCACCTGATCCTTCATAATTTTTATAATTGATCTATTTAGGGGCTTCGGCCCCTTTTTTGGGAGAACTATGGCATTTAAATTATCAGGTCTTAATGCAAATGCATATGTAGGGGTACAGGCGACTACGCCTCCACAACTATTATATGTACGAAGGGCACCGACAGGTAATGACTATATTAATCTTGCTGTGGGAACTTTGTGGCTATATGTGGGACAACCGGGAAACGAACCGATAGAACTTTGGATGATGGTAACTGCAATTCCTGGCAATGCCGGAAACTGGATTTTATTATATCCCACAAGTGGAAGCGGAGCTTCAGAATTTCCTACTAATAATGGTACAGCTACTCCAGCAGCGGGTGTTTTGAATATATTTGGGGGAAATAATATAACCACTTATGCTCCGGGTTCAGGCAATACGGTGACCGCAGCCGTGACCGGAACGACTACTCATGCAGTACAAATTGGCAATGGAACTGGTTCACTTACCTCGATTGGTGTTGGAACCAATGGGCAACTTCTAATTGGATCAACGGGTGCCGATCCGGTTTTTAATACTTTAACTTCGAGTAACAGTACGATCCAATTTACCCCAGGGCCGGGAACTTTGGATATAAGGGCCGCGCCGAGTGGAAGCGGTATTCTAACATTAACATCTAATGATGCGGTTACCGTTGGACCGAGTCTTACTGGCAATATTAACGTTATTGGAGATGGGACTACTATAATAGGCGTTGGTAATGCAGGTACAAACACTATAACTTTGACTGCTACGACGGGGGCACCATATACACCACCAACTGCCTTTACGCCACAATTGTTGTTTCAGGCCCAATCTATTCCACCTACTTATACTGTGCAGATCGGGTATTATACCCAGATTGGTGCTCTAATATATTTTTATCTTCAGCTAAACGTTTCAAGTCTGGGAGATGGTGCTCTACAAGCATTTATTGTGGGAATGCCTCCGTCTCCAAATCCATTAGGATCGGGCAGATACAACGGTATACAGCAATTTAATACTCAATTGTTCTTTATGGCAAATGTTCCAAGTGGTATAACGGCTGTATTAACAAATAATCCAATTAATATCTATTCTAATGCTATAACTTGGGTTACGCCTTCAACATCAACTGGAGTTGGAGTTGGTCTGATGAAAACCAATTTTACGAATGCTACGCGAATTACTGTGTCAGGATGCTATTTCTAGAATGGTTATATATATAATATCGACATAACCACTCTAACCAATTATATTTGTAACTGCGCGAACTTGTAGATTCTTTTGCTGTCATGAATCTATTTCTTAAAGCAGATAATCCCTGGGCAGAGCTAAGGTTCTTCCCGGGGATTATCTGATAGCAGTGTCATTACCATAGGAGTATCTATGGTTTACGATTTTCTTTGAGTATTTTGCTGATGTTTTCAAGAGGTTTATCTTGATGATACGAGAACAACCTGAAACATTCATCCATAAATGATTTGTTTTCTATCATTTCAACGAGTGCTATTTCGAGAAAAGCTCCCACACGTTCCCATTTAGGTTTCATCATGTCTTCATGGACCTGAATGTATATTTCTGAAACATTCGAATTATTGCTGACCTTCCAGATCGTTTTAGCTGGAGCTATATCAAGTTTGGTAGGCGCTACATATTTAACCAATAATCGTTTTTGTACTACTTCAGAAACACTCATGATTATCCTTTATTCTGGGGAACTTATAGTTTTCAATCCTTTAATATATTCTTGCAGATCTGTGAGTTGATTGGCAGGAAAATTAGTGTACCCGCCATATTTTTGCAAAATTCTCTTTTCTACCTCTGGATGCATCTTGAGCTGCTCTTGCAACTGCGCAGCCTGTTGTACTGTTATAGATTGCTCCTTACGAACCTGAGGCTTATTAACTAAACTTTGTGCGTCATCGTCTTCTTCGGTTACTACCCCGATCATCATACTGAAAGTATAACGCCGCAAGTAAGTTATAGCTTTGCCCAGCTCTTGAATCATTTTTACATCGTGAAGACTTATACCCAATTCTATTTTACTTTCTAGAAACTCTCCGCTTGCGTGAACAAGTTGCGCAAAAAAGAAGGTTTTACCGTCGAGGGATTCAAGTCGCGTGGTGAAGGCCAAGTCATTGCTTGCTAATGCTTCCTGCGCAGCCCCCATAACAGCTGCAAGGTTAGCATATTTATATTTATAACTTCCTGCGCCCGCTACGCTGTCCTTGTCAGCAGGATTTAGCATCGCCTGAGCCTTGCATAGGGCCGAGAAGATTCCGTTCGCCTTAATTGAAATTTGTTCGCGTGCTTCCATGTTTAATCTCTTTCGTTATACACAGGTTCTTTGATGCAGCTTAATTGTAACTTTTTGAAATATTCGGCTTTGAGTTTTTTAATTTCATCGAGTGCTATCTTCATTTCGGGATATCGTACGATAACCATTTCATAAGCAGGAAGCAATTCGTTAAGTAGTCGACTAAGTTTATCAAGATAAATATCTATTCGTTCCTGGCTGGAATGTGTAGTTAATTTACAATCAATTATGTGATCGTGATATTCTTCCACAAGCACATCTATTTGTCGGTTAATTTCAGCTACAAGCTTTTCCATAGTTATCTCCTTTTATAAATTTTGTTTACTCCAAACCTGTTATTCTATATAATACCACAGAATATTTATTATACAATAGCTTGTTTAATGTCGTACAATGTTATATAATATTATTATAGTTGAAAGAATAACCATGAAAGAATCACGTATGTTTAAAGAATTAATGGCAAAAAAAGAAGAGCTTCGTGTTGGATTATTTAAGGTGATGAAGAGAAAGCGAATATCTCTTCGTGCTGCCGCAGCAGAAGTTGGTATATCACCGGTATCATTGCATAGATTTTTCAACACTGAAAAGCCAATGCAATATTTAACGTTATCAAAAATTGATGATTATATTGAGTTGAACAATGAAAAAAAGTGAACTATATGAACTTTATGCGGTGATTTTTCTTGCAGTGAAGACCCTTATTATTGCCTATAGTTACTGGGTTTGGGGGCTTGGTTTGTCTATTTTATACTTGCTCGTTTATTCCCATAAGGCTGGAGAGGCAAAGAAGACTGAATTATAGGAATGAATCCAAGGAAAAATTATCTACTAAATAAAAAAACGCCAAGCGATAAAACTTGACGTAAAAGAAGCTAAACCTTATTCTTTCGAATAAAATTTAGCTTTTAAATAATGAATCATAACTAATAAACTTTTTTAACTACCACTTACGTACCTGTCCGGCAAGATATGTTACGAAGTGTTTAAGGACACAAATGAATCAAATGTTTATGAAACCCAGGAGATCAATAAATCCACAGGAGATCAATAAATCCACAGGAGATCAAACGGAGATCAATAAATGATTTGTATTTCAAATGTTATCTCTAATCTAACACAGAAAATTCATTCTCGTCAAGAAACAAATTCCTCTAATGAAAATATTGCTCATCAGAAAAAGATTGCTCCGCGCAAAAAGAGACCTTTTACACCTGAAAAGATACGCTTTCCCATTCCCGAACTTGAAGCAGTTTCTGATCCTGAAAAAGCTATTAGAGATCTGACTAAAACACAGCGTGAAGTATTTAACTATCTGATCTGGATGAGGTTACGCTTTAGGGCTATTGGTTGTTCACAGTCTCATATTGCTCAGAAGCTAGGGGTATCACGCCAGACGGTAAATGAATGTCTCAAGACGCTTCATGATCTCAAGTTTATATTCAAGGGATATCGTCATAGAAGAACCTGTTTCTATAACATTTCAGAATTCTTCATGACACCTGCTATGAAATCAAAGTTAAAACATCTTCTTCCTTCTTTTAGAGATCTACTTACCTTTGGTCTAGCATTGTTAATGAGCTCCATGAGCAGTTTTTCAAACAACCCGACACCATCTAAAGTTAGAATAATAAGGAATTATATATCTAGTAGAATCTACCATCAGACGGGAAAGAATATGGAAATTATGCAACAAGGGCAAATTGGTAAACAGAATCCTATATCATCGGCGATACTTGGCGTTACTAAAAGGCTTGCTTTGACCCGTTGGGGACAAATACAGTTATCGAAGTTTCCCGATGAGGTAATAGAATATGCTGCGCATAAGCTCAGTTATGTTACTGAAAAACGAATGCTTAAAGACGAATTCTTATGGTTTTGCAAAGTATGTAGTGAGCGTTGTTTAGAAGAAAGTATTAATCCAGATTATGGTTTGATGTATCAGCTGCAAGATATATTTAAAATGCCCGTCAATGCTCAATTTGTTAAGGAACCGTCTGAGCAAAAGCCATTTGATCTCGAAAAATATAAAAAAGAAACGAAAAAAAACGAGGGGACATTGAGATATGGTAATGCCCAGCATACCTATTCGAATAAATCCCCACAAAAGGTGCAACAAGAAGTCAGTGCACAACAGCTTTATCCAGAATACAAGCCAGAACCGGTCAAAGTTGAAAGTATAGAAACGAAAAAACAAAATACGATGGAATGGTTAAAGACACCGGAAGCTGAGAGTTTTGCAAAATTGATGGGTAAAGAATATTTCGAGAAGTTTGTAGCTAACTGTTTGCTTGGTGCTCCTTGAAAATTCGAGTTTGAACATCCAAATTTCAAGGAAAAGATGACCGAATCATTTTACAGTTATTAAAATCCTTACTATGATGTCGCGAGAAGAACAATACTGAGATAAAAAAAGGATAGTATGAAACTTCATGTATTTTCTAGATGCCCGGAAGAATCGTTGCGCAGAGAGAACTTTAGACAACTTGCGGTTAACAAAGAGCTTCACGATAAGAACACAAGACTCAAAGAACAGCTTATTTACCTTGAAGATAATTACAAAAAGATGACTGATGCCTATAACAAAAGTATGTCTGATTTATCTGATGTACAACAAGAAATTCATCGCTTAAAATCGGTTCCAAAGGAAAATCATTCTCAGCAGCGATTTGAAATCACATCAAAAAGAGGTCCAAAAAAGAAGAGTACGTAATGAGCATGGGAGTAATCGATGCAACCAGACATTATCAATCTGGCGTTTGCAAGTGAGCGGAATCCGCGAGCAGAACTATTTATTATTGAAGGCAGCCCTCTCACACTTAAGTTGTCACGCCAACGAAAAACCAAAGCACTTGAACATTTCTTAGAAAAGCGCCAACACATTATTAATGTTATAACCGATCAACTTGATAATCGGTCTGCATTTACCGGCACCATAGCAATACAATTATCTTTTCATTTTCCCCTATTACAGAATGCACGACTTGAAAGAAAGAGTGAGCTTATCGGTAAGCCATATCGGCATAATCCATCTCTTGATCATTTGATTAAACTTTATCTTGAATGCTTAAAGGATGCATCCTGCTTTGGTGAAGAATGTGTGATAAGTTGGACAAACGCCTATAAGGTCTACGGTGTCCCCCGTACAGAAATTATAATTAGGGAGGTGCGATGAAAGTTCCTTCAATGAAGATGAAGCCCAGTAAAAGAGATGCAGAGCGGCTTAGGAAAGCAGATTTACGAATAGATAATAAGAACCAGGAGTTGCGAGAACGAGCTGAGCTGTTATCCTCCGCGCGCGACTTTGCACCCGAAACTAGATTGACACACGTTTCCAGTAATCCCGAATGGCAAAGAGCTATATCTGATGAGCTTGTTGAATGGGCCAACAAAGAAGACTCTCGACTGATAGATAGTTTTCCGTTGTCAAAACGCATTGCTCCAAGATGGTTTTACAAGATGGCAAATGACAATGAGTATTTTGCTCGAGCATTACAATATGCTAAAGCCAAGCTTGGCGAGCGCATGGAAAACATGGTTAAAGACTCGCCTGGTTATATAGCAAAAGCATTGCCTATGTATTCTACGGTGTGGGAAGATGCGGAAGAGCGTAAGCTTAAAGAGGAAAGTAAGTACGTTTATGAAGTTAAAGAAATTAAAGTTGCTATGCCTATTATAGGGAAAAGAGAGAGCGATGAGATCATATGAATTTAAGATGACTTTAAGTAATCAAGAAGAATTTAGTTTTATAGCTACAATGGCCGATTTTGCAAAGCTTATCGATTGTATCGAGAAAGATAAGAACAATGAAGGCAGAAGAAAATTTGTAGTTATAGATCAACGTTTTGTGAGAATATCATCAATCATATCTATCAAATCCACAAAAGAATTTATTGCTGAAGTATATAGTGATGATGAAGAGTGATTTCATTTGTGGTCTTTGTGAGAAGCCTTGGTTTGATCATGAAGCAGATAACAGAACTCTTTTTACGGTTGGTAACGTGATTTGCTGGGAAGAAGATGAAGAGCGTGATATGTATATTCCTTACAATAGTCCCAAGAATAATAATGAAAGGACTTGGAGATGAATGATTACAGTCGTTGTCCTTTATGTGATATTGAATGGGTATTACATTCCAAGGCTCCCGAGCCTTACGATGGCTACTTATGCGATAAGTTTGATGAGGATGAAGACGCGGTAGTAGACTCCCTGGTTAACTGGGCTAATTCAAACCGCACTTTAGATCAAGATTAATGCTTATTATAAATACAATGGCGTATAATGCATGGATTTCTCTATGATCAAACTAGATAAGTTCATCCCTCGTAGTTATCAAATTCCCTTTTTTGAGGCTATGGAGAATAGTAACAAATACCGAGCTGCTATTTTTGTGGGCCCGCGCCGTTTGGGTAAGGATTATATGGCGTGGAACTTTGCTATTCGTTGGGCATTGAGAAAGACCACGACGGTTCTGTACTTCTTGCCCCAATTTAGACAGGCACGAAGTGTCATATGGGATGCGATAAGCAATGATGGGACGCGCTTCTTGGATCTGATTCCACCAGAACTTATCAAGTCTATGAATGCTACCGAACTTAAGATTACCTTGATGAACAATAGTGTCATCCAATTACGTGGATCGGATAAGTATGATACCTCAGTTGTTGGTTCTAACGCTACTCTTATTATATTCTCTGAGTTTAGCCGTGCTGACTATCGTGCTTTTGAGTTTGCTTCGCCGATTGTAGCAGCTAATGGAGGGAAAATTGTCTTTATATCTACCCCATTGGGACGCAATCATTTTTATGATTTATGGGAAAGAGCCAAACAGTGGCCAGATTGGTGGCGTTATCGTATTACTGTCGATGATACAAAACATATAACGCAAGAGGCGCTTGATAAAGAGCGCCTTATACATTCAGAAGAGTTCATCCAACAAGAATACTATTGTTTTCCTGCTGGGCAACAAGTATTGACAGATCGTGAATCAAAATCTATTGAGATGATTTGTAGGGATGATCTGGTTGTATCTCACTCAGGTAGATTAAGAAAGGTTCTGGATGTTATTTCTAGAGAATATGAAGGGGATTTAATCGAGATATCATCCTTTGGTTCTGGTGAAAATATTATTTGTACGCCTAATCATCCCCTAAGAATATATCATTCATCTACTCAATCTTACGAATGGAAAGAAGCCCGCAAAATTACGGAAGATGATAGAGTTGTGTTTCCCAAAATGACATTAGGAGAATATCCAGTAATATCTCATGAGCTTTGTATGTTACTGGCATGGTATATTACAGAAGGTTCTTGCATGAATAATGCAGCGCAGTTTTCAATAATACACGATGAAGCTCCTATAATTATCGAATATTTAAAGTCATTAGGGTTGCCTTACGCTATTTCGGTTACCGATTCAATGAGCGTAGTTCAAGTTAATTCAGTCCAGCTTGCTGATTTCTTTAAATCGAGTTGTGGGCTAATGGCCAACAACAAACGAATCCCATTTCATTTAATTAGTTCTCACGAAGAAGATTTCTTCCATGAGCTTATGAAGGGAGATGGATCCCATGGCATCCATAAGAACCAAGAAAGATTTATATATTCTACGGTGAGTAAAACATTGGCATATCAGGTCCAATTACTAGCAAATAGCTTGAATCTCGTATATGCAGCCGGAATATCTATTAGAGATGCATGCCAGGGTATCATAGATGGCAGATCTATTAATTGCCAAAAGTCATATCAAGTACACATTTCTTTTTCTGGCATAAGAGTTAAAAATCAGGAAACACAACTGATTAGAGCTAAAAATTGCATCGCAGCTCGTATAAGATCGATTGATACATATAAATTTAAAGGATTAGTTTATAATCTATCGGTTCAATATGATGAAAGTTATTTGATAAACGGTCGGTCGGTACATAATTGCTCCTGGGATCGTGGTGTTGAAGGTTCTTTTTATGCTAATTATGTATTAGCAATGAGAAATGATGGTCGTATTGGCAAAGTTCCTTATGACCCGTCCTTACCTGTATTTACAGCATGGGACCTAGGTTTTAATGATCAAACTGTAATTGTTTTTGGACAATTAACTAAAAATAATTTGGTGCATGTGATAGACAGTTATGCCAATACGAACCAGCCATTGAATCACTATATTAAAGTCATACAATCCAAAGAGTACGTATATTCTAAGCACTTCGGTCCTCATGATATAGAGATACATGATTATCAAACCGGTCATACGCGAATAGAGATGGCTCGCCAACTAGGTTTAAACTTTGAAGTTAGAGAGAATAAAGGCAAGATGGTAAGTGCCACTCCACGCGTCTCTGTTGCTGATGGCATTGAGAAGGTTATGGCCTCGTTTAGTCGTATTTATATTGATGAACAGAAATGCGCTAAGTTAATTGTTGCATTAGAGTCTTATCACCGTGAGTGGGATGACGGTAAAAAAATCTATAAACAGCAGCCGTATCACGATCAACATAGCGATTGGTGTGATTCTTTTAGATATATGTGTCTTACGTTAGATCAGCATCAGCAAGGAATGACCGAAGAAGATGCGCGTCGTGGTTATAACAAGGTTATGTATGGTAGCGAACAAGGTTTTGATAATCCGTTTACTAGTTCGAATCCATTCAGTGGGACGGGAAATAAATTTAATGGGAGAATGTTTTGAAAAAATTCGCGTATGATTTCGACGAAAATTTGGAAAAAAACGTTCAAAATTTAATGATGCAGTTAGAGGGAATTTCTTATGAAGAGTTTTCAACAATAGAACTTAATTTATGGTTTCAAAATTTGGCTGCCCAAATAGGTTTAATTGACTATAATGCTGAATCTTATAAAAAAGAATTATTTGAGGCTCATAGAGATTTAAAAAAACTCAATAACGAATTAGAAGGATATAGATTCGCAAATATAAGCCCCATAAATGTTAATATGTTAGTAGAAGAAGAGATCAAAGCGAAAAAAAACTTCTTTAAGGATAATTGTGAATAAATCTTATCATTTATCTAATAACATCGAATCTGCATTGCAAGATTTGTTCGATGTTATTGAGGATTCTTTAACGCAAGATAAATCCATAACTATAAAACATAAGAGATATGATTTTAGTTATACTTTTGATGAAAACGTCCAAAAACAACAGGCAAAGGACAAGTTAAAGATAGCGCATATTATCTTAAGTAAATACGTTAATGCTATTGCAAAAAGCATCTACGAAAAGAGTAAAGGAAATGATGATATTTATCTGAGCGATTGCCGGACGATTATAAATTCACTTGTTCCTAATTGCCCAGAAAGCATAGATGGTCAGCTTGATAAAAGTCCTGTGGGTAAAATAACTTACTTAATGCCAGAAAATAGAAAAGCAAACCAATGCTTTGAATTTAATCATTTATCAGATGAAGAACAACAAAAGGTTATAGCTGGTCTTCAGCGCGAAGGTAGAACAGTTCTTGCTTTTCCGTGTACCAAAAAAGAATGCTTTGCACCCGAAGAGCAAGACGAAGAAATTGAATGGTTCCTGAAGAAGATTGAAGATGAAGAGCGAGCGAGATCAGATGAATACGAGGCCGCGCTAATGACTGCTCTAGAATCAGGTAAATCTGTCAGCGAATTCATGCAGGAGTATTTTTCGAAGGATAGAAAATGACACAAATATTATCAACTTATACCCGTGAAGAACTAGAGCGAAAACTTCTTCATATGACTTCTTTTATAGCTTTTAAACTAGCAACTGAATATATCCAGCGAACCGAAGCAGGGGCTATGATTATTCGTACTAAAGAAGCAGAAGAGGAAAATGACCAACGTATATTTGATCATATCGTTTGTGTTTTTCCTGCATGGGATATGGTCGAGAAAACCCATCCCGGCTATGATATTATGCGTGAGTGGGTTAAAAAGAATCATGAAAGCGTATTGTTAAAGCCATGCTCATGCGATGGATGTAAAAAAGATGAAATTAAAAATTAAAGATCCGATTGTAATCAATGTTTATGAAAGAATATATTGCGGCAATGATAGTAATATTGCTCGCAATATTTACTATGTTTAGAAAGATGTATCATTAATCAAAATGTTGATAAATGAATCTCGCTATGCTATGTTAAAGTTAATAAGCAACATTAACTTTATAGCGGGGGGATGCCTATAGACATATCTAAATAGAGGAGTATAGAAATGAGCACTGAGGAAATAATTTACTCTATTTAAATGATTATCTAAGGATCATTATGTTTACATTCGCTCTTATGTTTACCATAGCAAGCGTGGTTTTGAATCAAAATATCAATTTGAAGATCAAGACTATTCAACTAAAGAATTTGTCTGAGCAAACAATTAAAAATAAGAAAGATTTGAAGTCTGTCGAGAAAGATTGTCAAAATCTAGAAAAAAAAGATCTTCGTAACCTTGTCCAAGAAAAAACAAATAATTAAAACATTCAATTGATTATCTAAGGATCATAATGATTAATAAAACAACAATAGCTCTATTGTCGGCAATTCTATTATTTTCAGCAAACTCATCAGATGCAATGAAGGGAAAAGGTATAATTCATAAAGCCTTCATCAATAAAAATGGTATTAAGCATGCTGTTTATAATGGCATGAATTTCAAGACGATTAAGAATAACACTCTTTCTAAATTTGTTTCTTCAAATGAGAAAGATTCTACTTTGGAAGGTAATGAAACATCAGAATCTAAGCAACTGGCTAAAATAGTTACCTCTCAATACAAAGGCTTCGATAAAAACACAAAATTCAAAATGTCTGATACTCAGAAGCGCTATTTTAGTACGACTAAGAGAAATCAGGGCCCTATTGGCGCTACGATTGGTGCATTCGTTGGGAAAATAGCGGTAAGTGTCGCTGGGCATGGTGCGATCTATATTATTGGTGGGCTAACTGGTCCCTTGGCACCTATGACTATAATTGCTTTGGAGAGTACTTTTGGTCCCGCAATTGAAGCTGCAAGTTTAGCTGGCGCTATTGCTGGTGGGATTGCTGGTGGCGTTGCTACTGGTCCATTATAATAATTTAGAGCGTCATGAATAAGCAATTATACAAAGCGGTTTACCATACATTTATATCATTCAGTACTACGTTATTTTATCTAACGTTATGGCACGTTATAGCGGTATATGTATGTGATTATCGCATAGATCTATCAATGATTAACCGTCCTCTTGAAATAGTATGTGGGGTTTTGTTATTTTTCATCACAAATGTATACCTCAGATACTATTTTATGGATGGTAAAATGTTCTAGACTCTTTATAATTATTGTTGCTACGCACACTATTATTAGCCCCGGTTGCTCATCATGGCCGGGGCCTTTCTTTAAGGATAATTTATGTCATGTTTAATTCTTCTTTTCTTGATTTTGACTCATCAAGTTAAATGTATACCTCAGATATTATTTTATGGATGGTAATAAGGATAATTTATGTCATGTTTAGTTCTTCTTTTCTTGATTTTGACTCATCAAGTTAAATGTATACCTCAGATACTATTTTATGGATGGTAATAAGGATAATTTATGTCATGTTTAGTTCTTCTTTTCTTGATTTTGACTCATCAAGTTATTACTAATTCTCTGGACAATGACCGCAGAGTTATCATTTATTCGCAGTATGATCGTATCAATGAATCGACTATACAACGCACTGATTATTATGAAGCTGAAGAAAGTTTGGAAGAAGAAGTAAGTTATTATGAAGTTATCAGTCCATTTGATGAATCAGACAACACTAAATAGTCTATAAGTTTGCTTACTAGATAATCTCTTTCTACACTTACGAGGTCATATCAATAATCTGATCTTGTAAAGGAAGAGTACATGTCAACGAGTCCCTATTCACAGTTGGCGCCACTCTATTTGGACGAAACCCACAGAAATGTGCTTCGCATGATGGAGACCGCCTATGAACAATCTATCTCTATTGGACAGACCTACTGGTATGAAGCCAATCAAGATATAGAATATTATGCAGGAAACCAATCAGCTTGGTCCTCATCATACGGCGGATCCATTCCAGAAAGTCGACGCAAACAATATAACTTTAATCGCATACGCCCTATAATACAGAATGTTGATGGACATCAACGGCGTAATCGCAAATCTTCAGTGGTAACACCTATAGAGAATGGCGATGCTCTCACGGCAGATCAATTCACCAAGATATTATTATGGCTTAATCAGCAAGATGGTTTATCTCATACCATATCGGATGCATTTTTAGGGTCATTAATTACCGGTATGACGTTACTACATACCTATATGGATTTTAGAGAAGACCCCGTATCCGGCAACATAAAGACCGACGCACTTGCTTTCAATCAATTCCTCATTGATCCATTCTTCCGTAAACAGGATCTATCAGATTGTAATTATATTTGGCGTCGATCATTTTTAACCAAACGAGAATGTATTTCTTTATGTCCAGATCAAGAAGAAACAATCATGTCTCTTACATCAAATACATCAGTAAATGGCCGGGATGCAAAGTTTCAATTTCTCCCTGAAACATATAATCCAGCAATTACTGATTTACTTACCTATGATGAATATTATTACCGTGATTATAGAACCCAGATCATGTTGGCAGATCGTGAAACTGGTGAAGTAATAGAATGGAAATCAAATGATAAAGAAAAACTTCGTTATATTCTTGATAATACTCCTAGCATTGAGCTTATAAAACAAGAGATACCTACCGTAAACATGGCACTCGTTATTCAGGGTAAGGTGATTTATTCTGGACCAAATCCTTCAGGTTCCGATCAGTACCCTTTTGTGCCAGTTTTCTGCTATTTCCATCCTGAAATGGTAGATTTCCCTAATAGAATACAAGGTATTACTCGTGGTCTAAGGGACGCGCAATATTGTTACAATCGACGCAAAGTGATAGAGCTTGATATACTCGAAAGCCAATTAACGAGTGGCTTTATTATGAAAGAAAACTCATTAGTTAATCCTAATGATGCCTATTTAACGGGTCAGGGAAGAACGTTATTTGTAAAACAAAATGCTCAGATGTCTGATATCCAGCGTATTGATTCACCCGCAATACCACCGACGACATTGCAGATATCTGAGACATTGGCTAAAGAAATGAACTATATATCTGGTCTTTCAGAAGAAGCTATGGGTATGGCATCAGATGATGTACCGGGAATATTGGCTATGATTCGTATGAAGTCATCGGTTAATTCCCTTGAAGGTGTATTTGATCAGCTCGACAGATCACAAGCGCTTCTTGCAAAATTGCATATGGACATGATTCAAACTAACTTTACTCCTGGCAAAATACAGCGAATTTTGGAAGACGAAGAGCCTTCCCAACAATTCTATAGTAAAGCATTTGGTCGTTATCATGTTGCTATCGAAGAAGGATTAAATACAACCACCCAGCGTCAAATGCAACTAGCCCAGATGATTACTCTACGCAATGAAGCAGGTATTAACTTTAGTGAAGAAGATCTACTTGAAGTAGCTAATATTCAAAATAAGAAAAGAATATTGGATAACCTGGCCAAGCAAAAACAAGAACAACAACGGCAACAACAACCCCAAATGGAACTTCTTCAAGCGCAGAAACAAGATATTGAAGCTCGCGCAGAAGCAAATAGAGGCTTGGCTATTGAAAGAGCATCACGAGTTGATGAGAATGAGGCCTTAGCGGTTGAGCGTAGAGCAGAGGCCATTAAGGATCAAGATATGGGCCTGTTGTCATTAGTGCGCGCTATGAAAGAGATAGAAACAGTCGATCTATCTCATTTACAGCAATTAATTGGTATTCAAAACCTATTGAGTGCGCGCCAGCAACAACAAGATCAGGTTAATAAAGGCGTTACTGAGGACAAGAAAGCCGAGGCTATAGCCGCTGTATCGCCCCGTTCGCATGACCAGAACAGCCAACAAAATCAACAAGTTGGCGTAGCTACATAATGTTTGCTATACGTAGATTAATAACTCTATGGTAGAGGTATTTAACCTTGCGATATGCTATCGCAGTTCCAGTGAAAGGTCGATTATGGCAAAGAAAAGACATTACGATTCAGACAGAGTTGCAACAAAGACTCTTAAATATGGTCCTCATGATGCTGAGACCAACGGCGAACGTACCTATGGCGCTCCGAATGGCAAAAGAACGCGTATGATGCAACCTGATTCAGAATATACTGCGGAGTACAAATCAGCGGGTATGATTGGCAATGATTATAATAAGTTTGCTAACCTTCCAACCGAAGTGATGATGAAAGAATATCCAGCATGTCCTGCATATATGGATTGGGAAATGGAAGACAACATTAGAGGTATTGATCGTCAATTGGCTAACGATAATGCTCGTAGACGTGCAGGCTTCGATCCACATAAATATTAATTTCATTTTGTATTTATAAATAGTGATTTAGCGCGATACAATTAACTGGTAGAAAGGAATGCAATGATTGAAATTCTAAAACTTATTGAGTCGTTGGCATCACAGATACAAGCATCGGGCGATATACAAAGTTGTATTCAACTGGTAGAAAATCTCATTCAGCTGCATTGCAATGTTAAGTCTACTATTCCTGCAGCAAGTGCGGCGCCCGTTGTTTCAGCAGCGAATGATGCAGCGCCTGCTGCACAAATAGCGAAAGATTGACTATGCCTACGCAAGTTAGACCTCAGAATATGGGAAAAAAGATCGCCTTTTCCTTATTGGGTATACCGCCTAATATGTTATACAAGAAGACTCGAGAAGAAAAAGAGCGCGATGATCAGATTTATCTGCGGCAAAGTGCGACAAGTTCTCGAATATTTTAGTTGAACCTTTTTTTAACGGCGCATGTGAACATCCCCTCGTTTCATGCGCCGAACTACCAAGGATACAAATGAAAATGCCAGCTTGTTCAAAATGTAAAAAATCTCCGTGTAAGTGCAGCAAAATTAAAAGGTAAATCATGCCAAAGTTGAAAAAGTCAGCTCCTAAAAAGAAAAAACGCGAAGCAATGAAGAAGGAAATGGAACTCTTTAAAGAAGGAGAGCTTCATTCCGGTTCTAAAAAAGGACCGATTGTAAAAGATAGAAAGCAAGCGATTGCGATTGGCCTAAATATTAGCGGTCAGTCACTAAAGTCTAAGAAAAAGAAGAAGTAAATTTCTTCCTGAATTGATATTGCTTATAATGAATTTATGCCGGCTAGCTTCTCAGATATCCCCCCTCGGCTGGCCGGTAAAAAATGTAGAGATTATTTTTTAGCTATCTCAGGGCTCTTGAGGGAATGGTTCCTTTAAGGGCCCTGATTATTGCTTTATTTTTTGGTTACGATATTTTTAAATTGCTTCACTACTTTCTCGTGGCCCCTGATTATACATAACTAGTCAGGGGTCCTTTTTTGTGGCATGTTTAGGGCAATTTAACAAGCCAACCAACAAGACGGGAGCGTGACGACTCAGCGTCCGCTCTCTTTTATAAAAGGGTAGTATGAGCACAAAGGAAACTGCCGGTAAAACATGGTCCGATCTGCAATCTAAACAACAAGATAAGGCTAATGTATTTGAATTTACCAGTGCTATAGGGCAAGATATGATGCCTAAGCTCGTTGCATTGGTTGAACAGGATAAGCTTAAAACAGACAAAGATTTTTTTATTGAAGTTTGTATTCGTATGAACGCGCTGATGCCTGGCGTACCTGAATTTTATATGAAATCCAGGCATACATGCCCGACGCCATTTCCTGATCGCGCGGTATTCCATTATGACCGCAAAAAGGAAGCAATATTTTTCTTATGGCATGTGCCTTCTTTGCAGGAAATAGAATACTATACTACTAATATACTTACCTTACGTCCCGATGAGCGCGAAGCGGCTCAAGATGTATTAAATTACCGGGATGGTACGTTACTTAACTTAGCCAAGAAGCTTAATGGTGAAGTTAATGATTATGAATTAACATTCTTTAGAAAGGATAGTGATGGAAGACCAACTTCATCCTGAGTTAGCTCGAGAAGTAATGACCCAGCAACCCCAAAAAAATTATGACATTCATCCCTCACTTCAAACCGAAGTAGAGGTTGAAATGCAACCGGATCAGAATCTTGTTCAAAAAGAATCGGAAGATTCAATTCAAGAAGCAAGCCATGAGCCCATTATTGAAAAAGCCCAACAGGTAAATGAACCAAAAGATAGACAATGGCGAGCAATACGACAACAAGTCGAAGAAGCCAAACAAATGAAACTTGAAGCCGAAGCGCTTGCGCGCGAGCGTGATTTTTACCGTGAACAAGCTTTAAAACAACAAAAAACAATGGAAGCTGAGGAAGATTATCGCTCTGATTCTGAAAAGCAACTACATCGAGAAATGCAGGAGCTAAAAGAGCAAATAGCCCGGCAGGCCAAAGATACCGAAGCAGCCAAACGTCAGGCATCGGTAGCTTCTGCTGAAGCCCGCTTAATACAGGATTATCCAGATATCAAAGAGGTAGTTACCAATGAAAACATACAACAATTGGAACAAAATTATCCTCATTTGTATAATAGCGTCATTTCTTCATCTGATGTTTATTCTGTTGGCGCTGCGGCTTATGAGCTCATCATCGCCAAAGGTATTGCTCAAAGATCGAGTAAGAATACAGCTTCATATGCTCAACAATCAAACCCAAATCGCAACAAGCCAAGGTCAGCATCAACCGTAGCTCCTCAAGCAGGTGAAACACCAATACAACGTGCCGGCAACTTTATGGGAAACGCTATTTCTTCGGAAGACGAGCGCAAAGCGTTATATCATGAAATGATCAACTCTGCTCGAAATAAAGTCTTTTAATGCCGATAATTTGCCGATAACGCGCAGATAATAATTTATCCGTGAATTTTCCTCCTTTATTATGTAAAGCCCTTTTGTTTGAAAAAACCAAACAAAGGGGCATTTAAATAGTTTGCAATTCGACAACATTATTTCTAATCTAGCCATGAGTCGTAAATGATAGGCGTCACTCACTATCAAAAAATCGGGGTCGTAAATCGAGGACTCACCCCGCCTAATCAGGTCGTAAATTTTTGAGTTTCACCGAGCTCAGTGTCAAATCTATTCATTTCCTCTATTCAAGGAAATTCATGGCAATAACTACTACCTCGAGTTTGCCTGCTCCAATTCAGGCATCTTTTAATAAAAAGCTATTAGCCGTTCCTGTACCAAACTTTATCTTTGCATTACCTGCAATGAAAATGCAAATGCAAAGAAATGGTGGTACTACGGAAAGATGGCGTCGTTATAATCCACTCCAACCAGCACTCGTTCCTCTTGGAAATAGTGGTATTACACCTCCGCCTCAAAACTTAACTGCAGTTGATATTGACGCAAAAATGAGTTTTTACGGAACGTACGTCGCCATAAATGAGCAGGTAACACTTCAAAACCAGGACCCTAGACAGATTACAGGTTTAAATTATATTAATTAGATAACTTGCTTCTTTAAATAAACCCATGTAAACTTCGTTATATTATTAATATATAACTAAGGGTTACCATGGATAGGAAGAATATAGATATGGCATATGCTGCTGGAGTTATGGATGGAGATGGAAGTTTTGGAATTGGTAAGCTAAAGACCAATGCCAGTCCTTTGTATTATCCTGAAATGCAACTTCAGAATCATGATGAAGGCATGATCAGAAAGATGATTGGTTTGTTTGGCGGTAATTTTATTGTTGGAAAATTATTGAAATGTAAAGATGGTTCGTTTGGTAAAAATAGATTTCGATGGAAGCTTAGGTCTTCTATTAATGTTAAGCCTGCATTAGAGGAATTGATCCCATTTTTAAAGATTAAAAAAGATCGTGCTGAGTTTTTACTGAAATTCTGTACAGAATTTACCTTTAAAAGAGGGATTCCATTAAGCGCAGATTTGATTGCCGACAGAGAGAGGCATTATATAAAGATGATCCAATACAATGATTGGAAGTCTTTTGATAATACTATTTCAGCCAAACTTGCAAAGCAGAATACGTCAGATCTTATATTTTGGTCTTATATTGCTGGGATAATGGATACTGATGGTTCGTTTTCAATAAAAAGACAGAATAAAAATAAAGGTACTTCTGTTATTCATCCCAGATACATGCCTGTAATTAGCCTATCTATGTGTGATGCCAGAGCTATAAATTATTTAAGAGAGAATTGTTGTTTAGGTAAGTTATATATTCCTAAAAACAAGTCTGCGATGGGTGGCTTCCACTATCAATTTGGGATTTATTCTAGAGAAGAAAGTATAGTTTTCCTTAAACAAATAATTCCTTTTTTGGGATTCAAGAAAGAGAATGCCAAACAATTATTAGAGTTTTGTGAAAAATATAAGGCAACCAAGCATTGTATTTTAGGAATCTCTCCAGAAGAATTAAGTTTTCGGGAAGACTGTTATCAGAAATTAATATATTTGAACAAATATGGGGTCGTTAAATCTTCTCTGATGGACTTGAAACCCTTACCAGGTAATGCTGAAGGCAACAAGGCGCAAGCAGGCAACGAGCCGTGCAGCGTGAACGTAGCAAGCGAGAAGACGTCGAAAGACGATGCGGTGCTCTGAACTCTATAGAAATATAGAGAGGCGTAAGTAGAGAAAGCGCCCGCCCGAAAGGGTCAGTAAGCGAAAGCTGAAGTAACAGAATGGTATTAAACGAAGCTGCAATCCGTTTAGGTGTATCACTGCGTTAATTTGGCGCAGTATAAATTCTGGGTAATTGACTTGGAAGCCTAAAGCATAAGCAATGGCGACAAGGGGCAAGCGTAAATGCAGCCTGAGAGAACAAACCCTGGAACGTAGAAATACGATGTGATGTTCCGACCAAGACAACGAAAGGTCTTGAGATAAGCAGAAATGACTTATCCATCAGAAAAATTCTGATAGTAACAATTGCAAACAGAAGATCAACTCACCTCAAACATGTTAGCTTCAACAGCCAGTTTCTTGAACTGCGTTGCGGGTTTTAATGGCGACATTCCAACAGAAATGTCACGTTTTGACGTTGATGACGCGGTTACCACTCTTTTGGGTGCTAATGCGTATACGATTATGGATGCCATTGAAGGTGAAGACCGATTTGGTACAGGTCCAGTGCGTCGTTCATACTTTGGATTAACCCACACTGATATGGCGGGTTCCCAGGGTCTTGATAACGTACAAGGATTTATCCAGTCGGCTAACTATCCCAACAATCGCAACGTTTTGGATTCCGAATGGGGCTCAATTGGATCAGTTAGATTCTTGGTATCAAGCATAGCGCCGACTATTACCAGTGGCTCATCCATGGGAAATACCATCTATAATAACTTTATTATTGGTATGCAGGCTTATGGTATTGTTCGTCAAGATGGTTATACCAGTACGTTTGTGTATCGTCCGGCAATCTATTCCGGTCCACTGGCACAAAACGTAACAGTTGGTTGGAAAGCAGCGATGGTCCCTCGAATATTTAATGACCAATGGTTATTAAATCTTCGCTGCACATTAGGTAACGCATAAGGAGATAAAATGGACGGAACTATATTAAGCCAAGGATCATTTCTTGCTAATCTGACTGCAAATCCCATTCCGGGAACTGGCGCCGTATACTCTGCTAGTGCATATACTATTCAGATACCTTCTGCTGCTGATTGGGTTTCAGTAAGAAACTTTACCCAGTTTGGCACGGCTGGCGTAGCAACTGCACGTTTTAACGGTGGAGCAGCAAATGCTGTAATAGGTAGAGAGTTCTTCTGGCAACGAGGAATGGCTCCCGGTCAAGCGATTGTTAAATATTATACTACTGGTGGACAGACTTTGACGGGTGATGTTCTTAATAGTGGTGGTATGACCATTTATGATCCTACTGGCTTACAAGCTAATTCTCAACCACTTCTAGGTACTCCGACAGCTGTCACGGCCGTTTCTAGTGCTACACAGCCTGTGGTTACTACTGGATCAACAGCAGGTCTTTTTGTAGGCGGTGTTGTTAGACTTTTTGGTACTACTGCTACTGATGTTAATGGTATTGATTTTATCGTTAGCTCAGTAACAACTGATACGAGTTTCACGCTTTTATATGCTACTAATTCTTTAGCAACAGCTACAGGCGGTGGTACGGGCGGTTATTGGCAACAAGTATACTATCCACCACTATATTATCCTGCTCGCAAGATAGTTACGGATATTACTCAGGCTGCGACGAATGCCATTGTATCGACAGCCGTAGAGCACTCTATGACCGTTGGTCAAGTAATTAGATTTAACATTCCAGCCGCTTCGGGTATGACTCAACTCAATCCAACGCCAAAGAATAATTATCTTTATGCGACCGTTACGAATATTGTTGGCGCTTATGCGTTTACCATTGATACGAATACGTCAGCATTTACGGCATTTACATGGCCTACTATAGCTCAGATGCCATCATCGTTCCCAACGTATGAGCCAGTCGGTATGAATACTGCATTTGAATTAGGTGCATCTATTAATCTTGCGCCATTATATCAAAGCAATCCGGTTAACAATGCTAATAATGGTACTTTTGCCGATGCAACTATCAATACTGGTTATTATGGCATGATTCTCGGATCTGGTGCTGCAAGAGGCGCGGTTCTGACTACGCCAATTATTGGACCTGCAGGGACCGTAACTTATTCAGCAGGAAATGCTATTACCAGCCAAGATCTTATGTTCTGGGTAGCAGGTAAAGCTGACTTTGGCGGCCTGTAATTAGTGCTGATTTAACATCAGATATCAGATTGAAAAAAGACTATAGTTGATTGATTAAAGGGATGTGGTCCGAGCCACATCCCCAAAACTCGGAGATATATATGAATGAGCAAGATAAATCACTCGTTGAAACAACTCATGAAGAAACATCTAAAAATAAACGGGTAAAAAATACGGCGGCAGGTCATGAAATACCAGCGCGTGAAGTTATTACATTAAGCGAGCGCGAAGTACGCAAAAAAACAGCTAAAGAAAAATGGGAAAAAGATAAGACCCATAAATCAAAGATGGTCACGGGCAAGTTTCTATTTAATGAATGCCCGGGTGGCGAATTGCGCTTTACCTATCGTGAATTCCCTGGTGATCCACGCGTTACATATATTATGAAGCATGACACTATTCATACTATTCCTTTAGGCGTCGCTATGCATTTGAACGATCGTTGCGCGTACGCTGAATTCCAACATAATCTTGAAGGCGGTAAATTGATTGATGGTCAAAATCTATATATCCAAAGTAAGGTTCATCGCACCAACTTTATTCCTCTAGACTGGTCAGTCGATGTAGGAAATACGACCGGTAGATCAATTGTCCAAGCAACGTATCATAATCCCCTTGATAATCGTTATAATCTCGACGCAGAAGGAAGATAATCATGCCAGTCTGTATTGCGGTGATGAATCCTGCATTCCAACCTGCTATGCGCATTATAACCAATATAACAGGTGGTAATCCCCTCACCATAACGACGAGTTTTGCGCATCAATATATATCAGGAACTATCGTGCGATTGGATATTCCATTAACCAATGGTATGCAAGCAGTGGCTGGAATCCAGTATCCCATCACCGTTACAGGCTCTACAACGTTCACCATACCAACTGGTCCCGGTAACAGCATGCCATACTCAAACATTAATTGCGCAATGGTTGTTCCCGTCGGGGAGAATTCTGATATGTTAACTGCAGCTACCCAAAATGTTCTGCCATATAGGGCGACATAGAGGCATAATAAAAAGTGCATAAATCCTGTGCATTTGTTTTTGGGGACGAAGCATGATAACTTCAAAATAAAAATTGGAGATATATTTAATGGCAACTTATCCAACACTTCCACCAGGCAATACCCTTGCGGCAATACAAAATAAGGTGCGTCGGCTAACGCGTAAACCATCAGAAGCACAACTTACAACCGATGATTTAAATAATTATATTAATACGTGTGTATTGTATGATTTCCCTGCACAACTGAGAACATTTCAGTTAAGGCAACCATTTACGTTCTGGTGCAATCCATATCAAGATGAATACCAGTTAGATATTCAAAGCTTTGGTGGCGCAACGAATGCTGGATTGAATCCGTTGTATAACTTTCAGAACCTCTATTTAGCAATCCACAAACCAGTGTATGTTGCAGGTTATGAAACTTTTTATACCCAAGACCGCCAAGAATTCTACGCTAACTATCCCATTAATAATTTTATTCAGAGTATCGGAGTAACCGGTAATGGGATAAATACTACGTTTGCTGGTACGGTTCAGTTTGGTGGGACAGTTAATAATCAACTTAATAATGCTTCACTTAGCTTGTTAAAGCGAAATGTGCTATTTTCGTCTATTGATGTTAATAACAATGGTTTATCTATGGTTGATGTTCCTGTTCTTGATGCTACTACTGGCATTGAGACTATATACGGTAATCTCTATGTGGCCGGAACACAACCAACAAATCCACCGGCGCCACCAGAAGGATTAGGTCCTATTCAACCTCCTTTGGCAACGGCACCCTACATTCCTACTTCAATTATATCACCTGTTGAGGCGGCTACGATTGGTACTAATCTTACCGTTACCTATGCCAATGGTACTGCTGGTGTTGGTGCTACATTAACTAATGCCGGAACTCAAGCAGCTTTTTCTATTGATGGATATGCAGCAAATTTAAATGATCGAATCTTAATTAAAGATCAAACTACTACTTATCAAAATGGCATTTATTCGGTAACTACATTAGGATCCGGATCGACCAATTGGGTTCTTACACGAACAACGGATTATGATCTCACAACTCAAATTATTCCTGCAAGTGCAACTCAAGTTATTAATGGAACACAAAATGCAAACACCTCATGGCAGCAAATTGATGTTGTAACTGCAATCGGCACATCGCCAATTCAGTTTACCAAGTTTATTGGCGTTAATATCAATAACTACATTAACTATCTCACCGGACAATTTGTCGTAACATTTCCAGTTGCGCCTCAAGTTGGTGTGATGATTAATAGCCAAACAGTTCCAACCATACCTTCACGACCATTTGCAATGTTATATCATAATAATACGATTACACTGCGCCCTGTTCCTGATCAACCATATGCAATCAATTTTGAAGTAGATGCAAGACCAACGCAATTGTTCCAGACAACTTCCGTTCCTCAATTAGAAGAACTTTGGCAATATCTATCATATCTAACTGCAAAGAAAATATTTGAAGACCAGATGGATCTTGATAGCGTGCAATTAATAATGCCAGAACTTGATAATCAAGAACGTTTATGTTTGCGCAGAACATTGGTAACACTTGCAAATCAGCGAACCTCTACCATTTATGCTGGGGTGACTGGCGAGAACAATCAATTTAACCAGGGGTGGGGATATGGAGGACAATTCTAGTAATGTGGGCTTTTTTTCAGCGAGGTCGTTTACGAGGTCGTAAATTGAGAAAAATTAGTGTGGAAAGCAGATTAGATCAGCATAATTCATGAATTTATAAAGTATTTGTAGGAGCCAATATGTCAGCACCATTTACCTATCTTAATGATATTCCACAGGCAACCGATCAATTATCGGTTTCACAAGGACAATTGCTAACCAACTTTGCGAGTATTGATTCGTGGGTTAATGTCAATCATGTTGATTTCGATTCTGCTGATGCAGGTAAACATAATCTTTCTCAATATGTTACCCAGGCTGGTGATCCAACATTAAATGTATCAGAAATCGCCGTCTATAATCGCGTTTGGAGCGGCACCAATGCAAATGAACTGTTTGTTCTTAAGGGTTCTGGTGCCCCAATTCCTATTACTGCACAATCGGCTCAGACAAGTGGATGGTTTTCTACTAATGGTCCTTTGACTGTAGCTTGGGGCGAAGGAACGATAACTGGATCTGGAACCATAAATTTTGCGCGCGCTTTTGATAGTATATGCTATCAAGCAGTCGCCTGTATTCAGAACCCATCGGGTGGTGATGCAAATAAAAGTGTGAGCGTTGTAGCATTTACTACCAGTGGTATTACGGTATATGTTTCTCCACGAACTACTACCGGATCGGCAACGGCAATTGTAAGTTATTTTGCCATCGGTATTTAAGGAGTAACTATGGCATATGATCGCTTTTTAGTAGCACCAATAAAATCAGGTTTGACGACAAATACGAAGAGTTGGCAAATCATGGATGATGCCTTTGAATATCTTCAGAACGTCTATCCCTTTCGTGGTCGCTTAAGAAAGCGATTTGGCAGCCAATTGTTAGGTACTTCTCAATTAACCTCTCGCTTGAGAATTCAAATAGGAACGACTAATTCCTCAGGTAATTTAGCATTTACTAGCCTGCCATCTGCTATTTTAAATCCGGGTTCCATGTTCGCGGTTGGAACAATTCAGTTTTCGGTTACCACTGTTCCGGGAATAGTTGGCAATGCTGCTACCTTGAGTACAGACCAGGGACCAGGTGGGCCGGCAATTGGAACCGTACGATTAAATTCAACGGGTCCCAATGTATATCAATTTAGGAT